AAAAACTCACCATAGTTTTCGGGTTTTAAAAGTCGCTTGATACGTGCTTCTTGCTCATCCGCTGTTTCCTTCTGTATAGCCTCATAGGTAAGCTCTCGTATCATTTTGGATTTGGCAAAGTAGCGTTCTTTGGCTTCTTTGAGTTCTGTTTTAGTCATCTCCTCGCTGTAATAATTCGGTTATATACATATCAAAGTAAGGGCGTATCTCTTTGATCGTGTTCATATAGGCTTCACGCTTTTTGCCCGTGCTTTGCCCTGCTTTCTCTAAGATAAAATTAGAGAAGCCGTCAAGGCTCTCCATAGTATATACTGCTATTTTATTATGGTCAGTAATGCGGTCAAAGGCGGCAACGATTTTAGTAATATCGTCCGCCTTATAGGGCAAGGGTTCACCCCGCTCAATAGCCTGTGCACACTTGAGGGTGAGTTTGCGAATACTGGAAGGTCTGAGTGTTTGCAGTTCTTTCTCATCGTCCCATTTGCCCTCCTCTCTCCACTTGCCAAGTGTCTTAATGCCTATACCTATCATTTCCGATATATTGGCAATGCTAAAGCCCTTAGTAAAAAGTTCTTTGCCTTGCGACCTCTTATAATCTGCCTCTACAGCTGTCAATCGTGCCATATCTATTGTAGTAATTCATTTATCTTGTTATTAATCTCGTCAAACTTTGCCACGTTGTTAGGGGCAAAGTTGCCAACTCCTGCAGGGGTTTGTATGATAGCTGTTTTAAGCTCATTTAAAAGTTCGTTTAAAAGGCTTTTAAAATCTACTTCCCCACGTTGCAGATGTACCCCCGCATTGTCTATGGTAAGCTGAGTGTTTTCTATCCGTAAGCTCACGCTCTCAATCTCACTATAAGCTACCACATAATAGCGGTTTTCGTCCTCTCCAATCGAAGCAATCAGTACGCTACTTCCTACCTTTGGAAAAAGGTAAAACCGTTCGGCATTATCGTTAATCACCGAAGCTAAGCGTACAGTATATTGTAACTCATCGTCTTTCACCACGCATGTGCCTTGCGCTTTGTCTACTGATACTACTTCTACGGCTATGGTAGGGGTTTTGCGTTTGCCTAACTTACGAAGCCCCTCGGCTAATTCTCTATCTATACTCATAATCTTGCTCCTATGGTTATTTGTCGGCGTGCCCCATTGCGACCAAAGGTAGTTTCTACCTTCTTAATGAAGTAGCGTTCGTCTATCTCTTTCAGTTCTTTATCAATAATATGTGCCTGCATACCACGTGTAGCAAAAGGGACTAAGAAGCTCGTTATAGAGCCGTCAAAGCCGTCATACTTTAGTTTTTCCATTTCTGCTCGTGCCATAGCCCGTAGTTTTGCTTCATCACTCACCACAGAAGTGTGAAATGTTCTCAGCTCACCATCAGGATCACCCTCTTCTACAGTTTTCTTTTTATTATTTTTGTCAATGTAGGTATATTGTACTTTTAGCCTACGTTCGTCCTTGGTACGATATTCCAAATCGTTCGCCACAATGTTATAATTGAGGTCATAGCGTGCTGTTTGCCCTATATTAGTAAGCTCCGAAAGCCCTGCATATAGCTTGCCCTCATCATTAATAAAGATACTTAGCCTAAATTCCTCTTTGAGCTTATCCAACACCTGTGTACCATTGGCATTGCGAATAAGCCATTGGTCTAACTGCATTTGTGGTATATTATCAGCCAAGGCAATAGGAGTATCTTTCACTACCTCCTGCAATACTTCTTTAAGAGTTGTTTTTTGCCACGATTTGTTGATGTTTTTTCGTCTAAGCAAATACATAGCGTCTTCACATTCTATGCTTACGGGAATGCTTGGCTTGACCTTCTTTACATAACCTTCAAATTCTACTCCGCTATATACCCCCTCATAAGCAAGGGTAACGCTCACCTTATCGCCTGCTTTGATAGCTTTTTCCGTGTAGAGCCTATCACCTCCCTTGGTTACTTTAAAGTGGGTAGGAAGTTCAATCGTACAGGTATCGGCTAATTCGTCTACCGATTTGGTGATCTTCACGCTATGTACTGCCTTAAAAGTATAGTCACCTATCTTTATAATTGCCTGTAATACGAACATTAGTATAAGTTGTTAAGTTGGGTTCGTTTTTCGTCTAATTCGGCATAGAAGTCCATATCCGACACGGCTTTGATGGTGTACTTCTGTATGCCCTCCTTGCCCTCCATAGCCTCGAAACTAATATCTTTTAGCACGATGTTACGAATATCAAAGAGGGTAAAGAGTTTGTTACCTATGACCTCCAGACTTTCGTTCTTTTCAAACAAGCGGTTAAGGCTTTGTACTTGTGCAGTAGGGTACAAGTCGGGGTTGTTTGGGTCTATGCAAAGCCCCTTAATTATAATCTGCCAGTCTTCAGTAGCGATGTACTCTTTTACCTTACCCCTGCGGTGTCTGCCTACTGTTGCCGTCTCTACAATGGTTTTAGTGAGTGAAAAGCTCACTAAAGGTTCGTTAGGAAACAGCGTTTGCACGCCTGCTTTATCGGCTACATTAAGTGTCATAAAATACTGACTACCATTGCTACGTGCCTCACTAATATTCGAGAGGCTTGGTAGTACATATTTTGTTTTGTTATTAGCCCACCACGAGGGGAAGGCTGGTCCTACATAGTCTAAAAATGCTCGTGCAGTGAGTTCTTTGAGGTCAAATTCCATTATACTTCTTTGTTTTTTCGTTGCAAAGTTCGTGGGATTAAGGGAGGTAACGAAATTCTTATACAAGCCTTGTACAAAATCTGTACAATGGTTGTACAGAATTAGTACAAGGTTTGTACGCCGATTTTCCCCGCTGTAAAACCTGCAATACCTTTGCACCCGAATTGAGAAATTAACCCAAAATAGGAAGCCAATGAAGCACCAATTTATTATCAATACCGAGAACGTAAATAGTTATGGATACCGTATCCTTACAGAAGGTATTGACTACGCCCAATATATGCGCAATCCTGTTGTACTCTTTATGCACGAAAGAGGTGTCAATGCTTATAAAGGGAGTGAAGTCATTGGGCGTTGTACCAAACTATACAAGGAGGGAACTACCCTTATAGCTGAAGTAGAGTTTGACGAGCAAGACGAGTTCGCTAAGAAGATAGCGGGCAAAGTGGAACGTGGCTATATACGTATGGCTTCAATGTTTGCCGAAATCAAAGAAGTATCTGCTGATCCACATCATCTTTTAGAAGGACAAGTTTATGAGACTGTCACTGCTTGTAAGCTCGTGGAAATCTCCATTGTTGATATAGGAGGCAACGACAACGCTCTCAAGCTATCCAAAGATGGTAAGCCCTTTCAACTCAAAAAAATAGTAACTAATACATCAAACAATATGGACATTAAAGTGATAGCCCTTGCCTTAGGTATGGGCGAAAACACAAAAGAGGAAGCAGTACTTAGTGCTCTACATAGCCTCAAAACTGACAAAGAAAAAGCAGAAGCCGAAGTGGTGGCTCTGAAAAAGACAATTAGAGAGATTCACAAGTCTGAAGCTACTACATTAGTAGATAAAGCTGTACAATTAGGGCTTATCCCTGAAGCTCTCAAAGAAAGTCAGTTAAAGCAGTTTGAAGCCGATTTTGACGGACAAAAAGCGGTACTATCTAAACTTGTAGCCGACAAAGAAGCTGAGAATACACAGCAAGGAAAGGCTAACACAGTGCGTGAGGTAGTGCTAGGGGCAGGTGCAAAACCAACAGGTACTGCCGATGAAAACTTTGACTACTTGCAAAAGTACAACCCTGCAAAGCTCCGTCAACTCAGAGACGAACAGCCTGAGGAGTATGCCCGCTTAGCCAAAGATTATGCTAAGGGCGTACGCTACACCGAAAAGTAATTTAATAAACCTTTAAAAACAATTTAAAACAGTATGAAATTATCATTAAAAGCATTATTCGTTAATGCATTATTGGCACTTATTGCCTCAATGTTTATTGCACCAATCGTAGGTGCTTCAGTACCCATAGTAGCAACAGCTATTGTAGCGACTTCTACTATAGTTCAATATGTTACTCCCTCTATTTTCAAAGGAGTAGCTATGGCAGGGCTACAGACAGAAGTATGGATAGCAGGGATAAAAGAAAACCCTGTGCCTAATAACTCGTTTATATACCAAAGTGTAGACTTGTCTCAATATGTAGAGCATAACAAGTTACACCTTGCTGAAGCAGGCGTGGAACCTGCCGTACACGAAGATTATTTTGCTACGGCTAATAACCCATTGCCTGTTACCGATATTACCGATATAGGTAATGAGGTAGTGTTACACACCTATTCTACCGAACAAACACGCCACAGAGAGTTGCAAGAGGTTGAGCTTGCATACGACAAACGCTCCAGTGTAATACAACGCCACCGCATATCCTTAGCGAAGAACATCGGCAAACGTGCCGCTTACGCTTGGGCTCCTAAGCAAGATGGAGCGGGGAATAAGGTATGTAACCTCTCAGCCAGTGACTCAGTGATTGACGCTATCATAGACCTTAAGCAGTTTATGGAGGAGAATGACATCCTTGAGGGAATCAATATCTGTTTCACCCCCGAACATTTTGCTCGTATTCGTAAAGAGGACAAACGCCTTTATAAGGACATCCTTAACGAAGGACAGATGTATGGTCTTAAGGTGTTCCAATACAGCCAAAACCCGCTATACACTTCTGCGGGTGTAAAAAAACCATTTGGCGCAACCAAGGACAACACTGACAAGCGTGCTTCCTTTATGTGGGTAACTGATGAGGTCTTCCGTTGCTTTGGCGATGTAGAGATGTATGCTACTTTGCGTGACTCTGGGCTACAAGCTGATACCATATCTTTTGCTCAGCGCGCCTTAGTAGGGGTTATTCGTGCCAGAACGCCTAAGTATTTAGGAGCTATATTGTAGGAATATAGTAGGGTGAGCGGACGAGTTCAATGGTATCCATACCTCACCCTACTCCTATATTAACTTTAAAAATAGAATACAATGACAACAACAGAAAAAGCAAAACAATATCTTGAAAATAACAAAGAGACAAAAGAGCTTTTTGCTACCTCCGATGGTTTCCTCTTCTTACTAAAGAAAGATGCACAAAACCACGCACAAACCTTAGAGGATAGCGCCGTGGAGAGCTATAATTCTTCCGACTTATTGGACGAATCAGATGATTCAGAAGGAGCCAATCAAGGAGACCCAACAGATATCTTGCAATTAAGCAAAAAGAAGTTGGAAAAAGCTATCACGACTATAGAGGATATAGGGCTATTGGAAGCACTTATCTTACAAGAAGAAAACGAACAAAACCGCTCAGAGGTACTATCCCTCCTTGCGGATAGAATAGAAACCCTTAAAAACCAAGCATAATGGCATTACCTAAAGTATTATTCAATATCGCCAAAGACGGATTAGGTAGGACAACGGCTATACAAAAGACTACAGGACTCATTGCAACGGGAGTTACAGTGAGTGGCAAAGTAGAATTGGGCAAATCGTACCAAGTATTCTCGCTCAAAGAAGCTATAGCTTTGGGTATATCAGAAACAGAAAATCCCTTTGCCTACAAGCATATCAAAGCGTTTTACGACCAAGCCCCAACGGGTACTCCTCTGTGGGTAATGCTCGTATCGGATGCCACTACTATGACGGCAATGCTTGACAAAGATGGTGTCTTTGCTCCAACTCTCATAGCTGA